TCCTTCTTCTTCTTGTAACATTTCTAAAAGTTCTTTATATTGATAATTTTTCATTTTAAATTCTTCATATACTTGTGTATTTTCTTCTTGAAGCTTATCAATGTTTGCTTTAGCAGCATTAAATTTATCAGCAAGAGCCTGTGCTTCTTGCTTACGAGCTTCACATCTTTCAGATAAAGTTGACATAAAATTAATGTAATTAATTTAGAGTTTAACTATTGAAATATATAAAAGCAATACGGGTTATTCGGTGTCCTCTGCAATAAGTTTTGTTTTCCAAGCAGCTTTTACTGAATCTGTCCAAAGAAGATTGCACATTGATTTAATTTCATCAGGAATAGCTGTAACGCCATCAGGCTCTTTGTCTAGAGGGTTATCAACTAAATTATTTGAAGCATCTAAAGTGCCAATTTCTAAAGAATACCTTTCATAATTTTCTGAAATTTTTACATCATCTTCTTTGATGACAATTCTTTTTCGTACTTGAACTATTTTGTATTCAGTGACAATTTCAGTTTTGTCATAAATAACTTCTTTGGTCAGTGCCATTAGGATTAATCTCCGATTAAAACAGGTTTAGGCTTAGTTTAAAGACTTGCTAACGGTCTAAGCGGCAGTTTGATATGTAAACATACAATAAATTTGACTATTTCCTTTTAAAGCTAAAGATGCGTTTTGTGGGTTTTGGTCGCCATCCCCTTTATAAGCAACTATTCTTCCATTTGTTCCATTATTAACTAATCTTCCTCTAAAAACATATGGCTGACTGCCAGCCATATTACTCAGGCCAGTACTATCTAATTCAAGAAAATTAACAGGGAAAGGATGACCAGTTGAATTTACGCTTGAGTTTACCATCGCAAAAGGTAAATTAGTAAAACTTATTGCTTTATTTGTGGCTTGGTTTGTAACAGTCCCACAAGTACCACCGCCAATAATATGAACTGTTCTTCCAATTTTTACATATTCTCCTACACGACCCGACATTGTTAAATTACTTTCTCCCTCCACATTAAAGTGCATTGTGAAAGTACCTTCTTCATAATCTTCTAATGTATTGGCACTAGAAAGTGTTAATCCATTACCAAGACAAATTCCATCATTAAATGAAGCTTCTCCACTATGATGTATTCTTACTTTTTCTACTGCATCATCAGCAGCTACACCTGATGGGTGTGTAAAAAATGATAGTCCAGTAAAATCAGTATCAGATCCACCTTGCCTAGCTGCAATCGCAGCAGAAGAATCACCATCACCACAACTAAAGGATATTGCACCACCATATTCACCAGCATTACCAGCATTACCACGAACATGAATACCATGTGTAGCTTTTCCTGAGTCTGTAACTACATAGTGAGCAGCTTTATAAACATGAAGCCTTGCTGTAGGGGTAACACCTATACCAACGTTACCAACAGATGTAATGCGAAGTCTTTCTCCTAAAGTTCCAGCATGTCTTGTTTGAATTGTAAAATCAGCAGAAGCACTCGTTGAATTGTTTAGACAGTTTAAGTTAACTACACCTCTACCATTTCCATCAGAATACATGTGTATTCCAGCAAAGTTTGTATTAGCAGAAGAGTTAATATTTGAAATTCCTAATGTAGTAGGTGATGCAGTTGCCGAATACGCAGTAGTGCTACCTTCTCGTATATCTAATCGTGTACTTGGGCTTGTTGTACCTATACCTACTTTTCCGCCATCAATTATATTTAAATGTGATTCTATAGATCCGCTAACATTACCAGTTGAAACTCCTAAAGCTAATCTTGTGCTATTTTGTGTATTTATATGAACAGCAGAAGTAGAGTTATTTCTAATTGAAAAAGAAGGTGTTGATTGTCTTTGCATAGCAAATATATAGTCACCAGCAGCATTAATTCTCAATTGATGCCCACTCACAGGGTCAGAAGTACCATCACCAATATCTAATCTAAAAGCAGGAGCAGCCGTAGCAAGACCTAAAAAACCAGCAGAGGTAAGACGCATACGTTCATTTTCTACTGCTGGATTATTAACACTTGCTGCTGTAATTACGCTGGAAAATGTAAGAGGATTACCAGCTTTAAGGTTTTTAATTGTGAAACCAGCTTGACTTCCACCAGTATCTTGATGAAAAGCTTTTAAGTATAAACCTGCTGAAACAGCATTTGTTTGAGCATAATGTGCATCTACGGCAGCCCATACTTTTGTTCTTCCGTTTGTAACTTCTCCTAAAGATGTACCATAATAACCATCAGGTGAATGGTAAGTGGCATTTCTTTGTATATAATTATCAACTTTTAATCCAGCACCATCTTCTACACTATTTTGCGTGGTAGTGCCAATACCAACTCTTCCACCAGAATCTATATTCATCTTCTCGCTTGAGTCAACAAAAAGTTTTAAAGAGCCACTACCAGCACTTGTTGTTCCTCTAAAATGACCAATCCTTGTACCACCACTTGTTAAATCTATTATTGATCTATTAGACCCTGCTGTTGATGCAGTATTATTAGAGCCTGTTGATATAAATGCACCATTAACATGTAATTTTTCTTCTGGTGCTGACGTGTTTATACCAACCCTATCATTTCCACCATCTACTCTTACTATGTTTGTACTATTATTACTTTCAATTCTTACGTCATAATCTATACCTGTCTCATTAATAATAATTTCATTTGAAAGAACCTTTAATCTTTCAGTTCCACCTGTACCAAAAGTTATGCTAGATGCAGCAGTAGCACCACTTTCTTTCATTAGTGGAGTACCACCAGCCTGTGATCCGTCATGTACTACAAGTGTTTTCTTTGTAGTATCTACTGTGACTTCTCTTGCAGCACCAGTAAAAGAATTATGTTCGGTAGTTGTACCACCTCTAAGTTGTAATTGGTCAGGCATGGTAAGTTAGATTCCTCCTAAGTTAAAAGTCCCAGACCCTTTGGTGAGGGATACACGATTAGCTGCAATAGCTTCATTTGAAAATACTGCACCTGTTATAGCAAGACCTCCTAAGTCTATACTATTAGAACCAGCCGAAGCTGTATATAAGGCATTAAAAGCTGCTGTAGCAAATTTTGCAACCTCTACTGCACCTTCTCCAACATTTTGAAAAACAGATCCGTTAAAAACTCGGAGACGTTTATCAACAGTATTGAAGTACAAATCGCCTTCTGTTACCGCATTACCTAAACCATCAACAGTAGGAT